GTGCGCTGCCCCCAGGACGGGATCTCTGCTTCTTGCGTGACCGTGCCATCGGCCGGGCCAAACAAGAAGGTCCCGTTGGGCCTCCGCACCAGCACATGGGGCATGGTGCTGGGGTCGATCTGGTACGGCACCCCAGGCGCAACGGTTTCTTCCCACTGCCCCTCGCCAAACGCACCACTGCGAGGCGCAAAAGCAACGTGGTAGCCATCGAACTTGTTGCTCGGGTCGCCGACCACCTCCACCTGGTAGCCCCCGGGGGCGATGGTGGGCAGGTCGGTGAACGCCTGCACCGTGTTGGTGATCGCGGTGATGTCGCTGTTGGAGCGGGCGTCCGCCGCCTCGATCGTGATAGGCCTGTCGCTGCGGATCCACAGAACTGAGCTGCGGCGGGCGATCTCCACGTTGTTGACGCCCAACAGACCCTGCCGCAACTGTCTGGCAATCTCGGCGGCCGAGATCCGGTTTTCAGTGACCTTGCCATTGCCATCAACCACCACCGCCTGCACGGCGGTCTGCACACTGACCAGCGTGCCGTTCAGGTTGACCTCGTAGGTCTGCCCGTAGTTCGCCGCCTTGACCCACACCAGGCACTCATGGGGAAAGGGTCGCGGCGCGGCTGGCGCCAGGGGAGACGCCATCGCCGGCTTGACCTTTGTGTTGCTGATGAAGGTGAAGTCCGCAATCGTCGCGGCTCGCAAGTCTGTGCGAGCGTTCGCGCCTGACGCCAGGTAGCCATAGCCCTCCGGCGCCACCACGGTGCGCTCGGCGCCCGTGAGCTGCTCAAACACCTGCACCCTCGTCCGGCTGATGACGACCATGTATTGCTCCACCTGGTCGCGCTGGATGTGATGCAGCATCACGTTGCCCAGCGAGTTGTCGCTGATCTTGGCCAGGGCCTGGCTGCCCTCACGCTTCCGCAGCCCCTCGCTGAGTGAGCTCACCCCATTGATCTGCTCATCGGCCTGGGTGGGCTGGCGCTGAGCATCCGGCTGCTGGCTGACACCCTGGATCAGGTTTGGGATCAGGTAGCTGATCAGGCTCACAGGAACACACCCCCCATGGCCCGATCGGTCAGACCCTCGGCGGGCTGGAAGGTGGGGAACCGCTTGCGGCCGGTGATCATGTTCGGCGCCTCCTGGGTGTTCTCCACCCGCAGCAGCTCAATCAGCGCCTGCTGCTCATCCGCCAGGGTGTACTGCACCCCGCTCACATCGCCGATGGTGCGGGCGCTGAACACCCGGGCAGCGCGGATCAGCGACCAGCGGTTGTAGGCCTCGGGGCACTCGTCCCAGGGCAGCAGCCACACCACATCCGCCTTGAGCTGGGCGACCGGGATCTGGTAGCTGCGGCTCTCCTTGTCGTAGACCCGCTGGCCGCGCAACTGGTAGCGGTGCTGGAACTCGTAGGGGTCCGGCTGCCAGCTGATCACATTGGCGGGCAGCACGATCTCCCCGCCGCTACTGCGGGTGAAGGGGTACTCGCGCTCGCTGTTCCAGCTCCAGCCGCGGGTCTGCCCCTCCTTGTGCATCTCCAGGATGGTGGCCTCTGCGGTGCGGGCCTCCAGCACCTGCTGGTTCTCGAGCGTGGACACCGGCTGCTCGCCGATGTTCATCAGCACGATGTTCACCGCCTCCAGCAGGGTGGTGCGGCCTGGCGTTGCCCATTGGTTCGTCAGGCCCATGCCCCTGCAGCCATGCAGACCAATGCTATCGGCAGCCATGAAAAAGCCCCACCCGAAGGCAGGGCCGTCGAACGCCTCACTCCGAAGGAAGTCTACGGGACCTCGATCACGGCGGCACACTCGGCGCGGAGAATCCCCATGCCGATAGCCATGCGGGCCACGAACAGCTGCGACTGGTAGACCACGTTGTAGTCACCGCCGGGGGCGGTCATCTGCAGCTGCGGGCGGCGCAGGGTGAGCACACCGATCGCATCACGGTGGAAGATCAGAGCCCGGCACTTGGTCAGGTTCTGCTGGTAGGCCGCGTTGCGATCGAAGGACGTGTTGGTGTAGGCCGCCTGGGTGACGTGGTTGCTCCACATGACCGGGAGTCCCTTCACCCGGCCGATGGTGCCGCCGCCATAGGTGCCATTGGCCGACCCTTGGTTGAAGTCGGCATTGATCACCTTGCTGCCCTCGTTGAGGAAGTCGTACTCGTCGGGGGGCACGACAGCCACCAGGTCATCCGTGGGGACATCCTTCTTCTGCATGGCGACCTTGATGTCACCGATGACAGAAGCGAGCTCGTCACCCTTGGCCTGCTTCGAGGCGGTGGCATAGCCGGCGCTGAGAGTCCGTGCAGTGCCGGTGCGGCCGGCATTGCTGGCCTTGCCCAGCGGCTCGGTGGTGCGCTTGGCCGCGGCATAGAGCACCCGGGCAATCCGGGCGTCCTTCTCGCGGGCCAGGGCCTCGCCCAGCTGGTGCATCATGTCCTGCCGATACTGCACGTCCTCCATGAGGTCGTCCAGGTCGTACACGGTGTCGGGCGCCACCAGCAGACCATCAAGATTGATGATCTCCTCGCTGCGATCCGAAGGTGCGTTGCTGGGGTTGGGGTTGTTGGCGTCCGTGGGGACGTTGGTGATCGGCGTGCCCGGGGTGTGATACCCAGCGATGCGCCGGCCAGTCACCTTGAACCGAGCACTTTGGCCGCCCCGAATGGAGCGCTCTTTGACCCGGCCGGTGAAAACGGTCTTGCGGTCGAAGGCGGTCAGCACCTCCGACATGCCCAGTTTCAGGAACAGGGCGTAGTTGTCTGCGGCGTTGCCCTTAACTTGGCCAAGCCGCGAAAGGCTGATAGCGGTCACTGCAATGTGTGCGGTGAGCCTCTGCTATCTCGACGGGTTCGCGGTCAGGGTGTCGGCCTAGGCCGGCCTGTGCTCTGCGTGAGTGCAGACGTACTCATGCACACCTTCTACACGAAGATTGGAGACCGTGCAAATTTCGCGTCGATGTAGCGCCGGTACTTCTCGTCCACCAGGTAGCGCTGCTTGCCGCCTTTGGTGAGCACCTGCTTGGCCTCCATCGCCTCCTCCTCCGTCTCGAACACATCCAGGGCAGGGTTGGCGGTGCCGCCGCTGGCCATCACCAGGGCCGGCTCCCTGTCGGCTGTGGCGACCTTGCCCTGCAACCAGCGCACAGCAGCGCGGGCCGCAGCCGGGTTGCCGGTGTTGACGGCCTCGTTGTAGTCGGCCAGCTCGGCCTCGCTCAGGTTGGCCAGGGCCCACTGGCTGAGCTCGACGAACTTGGCATCGCCGCCCACCTCGACGCGGATCGCCGCAGCATCCTCATCGGTCAAGCCAGCGGTGGCGGGCTGGGCCTCAGCCGGGCGATAGGCCGACTCGTAGCGCTCGATCAGCGCCTCGGGCAGGCCCAGGGCCCCGGCCAGCTTCTGCCGCATGGCGCTGGTGTCCTCGCCCCGCTGCACAGCGGCATCCCACTGCACCAGGTCGATCCCCTCCTGCTCGGCGGCGGCCACCACGGTCTCGCCGTAGCCGGCAACGGCCTCCTCGCGGGTGAGCGGCTTCACCTCGACGGGCTCAGGCTCAGCTGCGGGCTGCTCGGGGGCCCGCTGGCCCAGCTTCTTCTGGAGCTCCAGGTAAGCCTTCTCCAGATCCTCTGCGCTCTTGAACTTCCCGGCCAGGGGGCGCTGCTCGCCCTGCCCTTGCTCGGCCTCCACCTCGTCGCCCTGCACCTCCAGGGTGGCGAAGTCAGGCGCTGCAACCGCTGGCGCCGGGGGTTCCAGCGTGCCGGCGGCCAGGGCCGCATCCTCCTCGGCAATCTCCTGCAGGAAACCAGCCAGGGCGTCCTTGTCGTAGCCAGGGCCGGCCAGGGCCAGCTGGTCGGGGGTGGGTTGGATCGGGGTGGCGGTCATTGCGGTGGCGGCTCAATGGTGTGCCGGAAGGGCTCCGGCGGGCTCGGGGGCTCAGACGATGTACCAGTCCTTGGCAAGTAGATCGGTTTGACTCGCAAGCCAAGGAACTCGGTTGCCCTGAACGGTCGTGATGAAGATGTAAGGGAGGGTCATCTTGCTGTGCTCGTCGGGGACCTGCAGTTCGATGAATTGGCCAGGGCCGTTCCACCCGCGGCGGGACCAGCGGTGCCGAAACTTGGAATCGAGATCAGCAAGCACAAGGCTGAAGGAATCGTTTTGTTCCATGATTGGAGACTGAGAGGAAGGACGAGTCACCCAGAGGGCTCCTCAGTGGGTTGTTGCATGTCCTGAACGGTGGCCGCGGCGGTGGCCAGCTTCTGCGGATCCGCCACTGGCGATT